ATTTCTTGTTTATTAAAGTCCATAGAAAAATCGAAACCGCCATCGCCAGTAATAAAATCCATGGAAGATCCGTATTTTTTTTTACAGTACTCAAAATTTGCCAAAGATAAAATGTTTCCTGTGTCGTCTTCGCCACATTCTATATAGACATTTTCATTATTTTTAAGAAATGCCTCACTTTTTTTCCAACCTGGTATATTTGAATCATTGAAATCGTCCAAAATAGTCATGCCAATATAAACATCGCGTTTATTTTTACGCACGTTACATATGGCTTCGATGAACCCTCCCGGTCCCTCAGCCAAATGAAACGTTTGAATTGGCTTAGCGCCAAATGTAAGATTAAAAGTATTCAATATTTCGATCATTTTGAAATAAGAACGTGAAAGGGGTTTATAAACTGAAATACTTTTCTTCTTGAAAGGAACTACAGTATGTATGTATTCATATGGATTCGTATACTTTTTGAAAATATCCCATTCATTTTCATGAGCATCCAATCGTGTTTTTATGTTATACAAATAATGAGACAGTGAATTTGAAATTATTGTTCCGGGTTCTTTATCGTCATCTATACATTGCATATATTTGTGTATTAAAAAACTGGTTTTTGGTAATAAATAATATGTCATTTTTTCAGATATAAATAGTATTGATAAATATTTATATTGTTGTTTCTATCTATCTTTTATTGAATCAACTTTATAACTGGTTTTTTTATTGTTATTTTTCGAACAGGAACTGCCACTAATGGTTCTTGTGCAGCAGACGTAGACACCACTAGAGGTGTCGGAACAGCTTCTTCTGCGATTTTTTCCAGTTTTATTTTCGGTTTCTTGATTTTACGAACAATCGGTTTACTTTCTTCGGGTACAGTAATTTCGCTCTCTTTTCTTTCCATTGTCGCAATATCTTCTGAAATTACTTCTTCGATATCTTCAGCCATTTTATTCTGCTGTTCTATAATTTTGGCAATTTTATCGGTATTTACATTGCGCACTTTTTTGAAAACAAAGTATCTATTCATAAAAGATATTTGTTTTTCTTCTTCCGTCATAAGAGGCGCTTTACCATATTCATCTGCTAATGTAGTGTCTCTTTTAATTTCGTTCTCCATATTCGTGAATAATTCAGAAAACATTCCTGTGCTATCTGGCAATCCCATTTTAATACACTCACTTTTGAACACCAAAACGAATCCATAATCTTCCATAATACGTTTTACATAATCAAAATTTACCAAATATTCTTGAATATATTGATTGATACTCTCTTGGTAGACATTAATAGGATAACCCACGCTCATATCATCATCTGGAAAACCGGTCTGATCATACATTTTAATAATTTCGAATATTTTACGTCCACCACTCATAATAACAAAACTTTCGCCTTTTTCTTTTGGTTTCAATTTATTAAACACCGTTTTTCCATCGTAACATGTACCAATAAAATATCCATTCATGCGAGTGCATTCCGAAACATTTCGCAGAAATTCATGCATCGTCTTTTTATTTTCAAAGAAATAATGAAATGCAAATTGAACAGAGCTGATCTGAAAGCCGGTTTGTCCTACTCCATAATGTTTATATACTCCTTTTCCTAATGTCCTTTCATCTTTTGTGCCTACTCCGAAAATAGCATTGGTAAATTGCTTTTCTTTTTCACTATTAAACGCTTTACCTGAACGAATATTCAACGATGAATTTCCTGTAACGAAAATAGAATCGGGTGTATCCCTATTTTTGCGTTTTGCTCGTAAATAACGGGCACATGCACCATCCAAACGATTTTGAATATTATCTTTGAACACATCAACGCCGAAAACAAATGATAGTCCGGCGGTTGTCCATTTTGATAAATCACCGGCTTTTCCTACGGCATAATCAATGAGTGTATCTTCTTGATTTGCAACGCCTACAATAAGCTTCTTTTTTACATACAAATTGTGGAAATCGCGAAGACCTTGTGTACTCGTTTGTTCATTCGAACGGTTATAATAGACATCTTCTGTTACTACCTCTTGTGGTATATTTTCTCCGGAGGTTATCATTTCTTCTGTAATAGGATGATGGATCGAATGCCAATTCGAATTTGCAACATGATATGCATTGCCGTAATTTTTAGCACCCGAATTCAACTCACTCGTTTTATCATAACGTACTCGCAAAGGTACCCAAGACCAACCTTCTTTGTTCGTCAATTCATATTTAAATTCAACAATCATGTTTTCGTCAAAATATTCACCCTCTTCTGTTACCATGAATACATTGTTACCTTCTTGCTTCAACATAACATTGCAATATCTTGCATTCGGATTGTAGGGGTTGGTTGGACAAAACGGTACATGTTTATAATTATCTGCAAAAGACATATTGTAATGCGGAACTACATTGTCTATAACATCTTGAAATGGATTTACGAAGGCATGTTGTTTATTACGAATATCAAAACCACAGTGTAATTCGATGGTTCTGTATTGTATAACATCTTGTACACCTTGCATATTTTTCCCTTCTTGGAATATATGGTGCACTTCTGGTTTCCCTTTATCATCCAATTTATTGATTACCAAGAAATCAATCGTATTGAACTCCGGTGGTTTCCATTTCAAGGAATGTTCCCAAGTAATTTTTTCGAGTTCGCCCGCTTTTCCGATTTCTTTTGCACCTACACCTGCGTTTGCCGGCGTAAATATAAGACCGTCTGTGTTATATTCAAATAGACCATCTCTGAATTTGGAGAGAATCTTGGAACAACACTGAAATATACTTTCTAATTCCGTAGTTAAATAAAATTCTTTGCATTTGATAAGGAAATTCGTGGTTTTCGTTTGTTGGGTCTCTTGTTTATCTGTAATAGAAATAGGTTTGATCGCCATAATAAGTGCATTCAACAATGGCAGACGATATTTATTTTCTTCTTCGCCCATTTCTTCGGCCACAAAACCATAACTTCGTATATTTAATTTATTAATAAAATACAGGTCAAATGCCGCATATAGATTTATATATTTTCCATTTTTATCGTATTTAATATGCTCACCATCCAAAATACTATTCCAGACGCGCTTTTCTTTGGATTTTGTTCCAGTGAATATGACATTCATGTTAGTGTCGATCAAATAAATTTTTCCTTCCGCATTTATAAACAAAAGTTTGCGCTCGCCATCGGCCTTATCTGTAACAGTGTAATCTTTACGAATATTTGGAATAGTAGACGCCTCTTTGGGTTCATTGATATTTTCCATTTGAAGGGTCAAGGAAGAAGGTCCGATGAAATGCTTTGTAGTCAATTTTTGCGAATGTACGTGTCCTTCACCGTGCACCAATTTCATATATTGATCTAGGACCAATTTTTGTTCGTGATAAGAAATCGGATATTTTGTCATTTGAATTCCAGACAATACAGTGCGAATACATTTTCGTAATACGGTCATCAACGATTCAGCGTTATTATATGGTGTTCCTGTTCCTACGCGGGAATTATCAATTTCTAACTCGATTTCATAGGACTCTGGATTGGTGAATACACCGGCCTCTTGTACTGTATATGTGGGAATTGGTTTACGAAATGTTGTTTTTGAACCCTTTACTATACTCAGATCCGCGAAAATCGGTAAAGTTGGATGGTGAAAACGTACACGATTCATGCATCTGAAAATTTTTTGCGCATTTCCCCATTCTGCTATTATATTACGTGCTAGTGGGTGATTTGTATGGAACTCTTCTTCTGTCTGGTAAGATGCACGGAAATTGAATTCGGCAATATCTACAGGTCTAATTTTTTCGCCTGATTTAGATTGTGCATTTGTCTTACGTGTAAATTTCAATTTATTGAAAGTAGTGGAAGGTAAATCAATCAATTTCTGAATGCTATTTGTTTTACAATATTGTTGTATCATGTCTGTTCCTACAATTTCAGCACGAATATTTGACATAGTTCGATCACCCGTTTGAGGATTGATATAATCACTGTATATGCGAAGAATTTGAATGCCATCGATGTTATCAATCAAAAATCCACATGCATAAAGCTGTTTTACAACATTATCATAATCGATCTTGGATATTGATTTTGACAATTTGGGATTGGATCCAAAACGAATTTCAAACTCCGAATTTTTTTTACCGGTACTCAATATTGGATTGTTTTCTAAATACTGATCCACCATTTTCTCGAAATCTGCTTTGGCTTTTTTATGAACAGCATCTTCTTGTTGTGTTTTTTCGGTGTCATCAATAGGTGATTCGTCCTCTTGTTCTTTTGTATCCATCTTGTAATATAATATATAATTAATTCATATATTATTTTACTTCAATCAATTTTTCTGTATTTCTGTATTTTTGTTTATAGAGCAGTAATTACTAATGCAATATCAGTACCGATTAATAATTTCATATTAATTTAGATATATACCATTATATATAATGGGCCGAAAGTGCAGACATTATTCTAGCGACGACCATTCTTGTATTGACGACTGTTCTGACAACAATTCATGTGATTATAGAAAAAGTCGATGCGACACATGTGACAAATGTGACAGATGCGATAAATGCGATAGATCTGATAAATGCAACAAATGCAAAAAAGAAATCTGTAGAAAATGCAGGAGAACAGATTGCAAAAAAATACGTCGCGTATCCGTATGCGATTCTTGCAAACCAAACAACGAAAATAATAAAGACGATAAATGTATATTCATAACTATCAATTAACTTTGTAAATCAGTGACTGCATATTGTATCACAAATGATTTCATTTCTATATTTTTATATATAAGCGAAGTATATATAATTTCGGTTATATGCCTAGAAAAGAACCTTGTTGCGATGACGATGACGAGCATAGTTGCTCTCGCGAATGTTCTCACGAACGACCATGTGAAAGAGACAATTGTTCAAGAAGATCGGGTTCTCGATCCCGGCGTCCACGTTGTAATTCTCATTCTCCTATTAACCATTGTAAAAAATGCAAAGATGGTAAAGACGGCAAAAATGGTAGAAATGGATTAGATGGTAAAGACGGCAAAAACGGCGAAAATGGTAAAGATGGAAAAGCTGGTCGCGATGGCAAAGACGGTCGTGACGGTAAAGACGGTGAAAATGGAAAGGACGGAGAAGATGGTCGAGATGGGCGTGATGGCAAAGATGGTAAAGACGGAAAGGATGGTGAAAATGGCCAGGACGGTGAAGACGGTCGCGATGGAAGAAATGGAAAAGATGGTCGCGATGGTGAAAACGGAAAAGATGGTAAGGACGGGAAAGACGGCGAGGATGGCCGAGACGGTTGCGACGGAGAAGAGGGTAAAGATGGATGTGAAGGACCGCCTGGTCCATGTGGACCAAGAGGTTATCCTGGTGAAAAAGGTG